ACTACGAGGAAGCTGCAGTAGAGTTTCTCGACAGCCGCTGGGCCAAGCAGGTAGGCACCAGGGCCCTTGAAGTCACGCACATGATCAGGAGTGGTGAGTATGTCTAATCGTGTAGACAAGGATAAGATGAAGTGCAACAAGCCTAAGAGGACTCCTAAACATCCCACTAAATCTCATGTGGTTAAGGCCTGCGAAGGCGGTAAAGAAAAAATTATTCGTTTTGGTGAGCAAGGCGCAAAGACTGCGGGGAAACCCAAGGCGGGTGAGTCTGAGGCCATGAAGAAAAAGCGGGCATCGTTTAAGGCACGGCATCGCAAGAACATTGCGAAGGGTAAAATGAGTGCGGCCTACTGGGCCGATAAGGTGAAATGGTAATGAAAAAACCTACGAAGCGTGTAACCAAAAACACAGGAGGGGAAAGCCGAGTCAATGAAGCTGGTAACTATACTAAACCAACTCTACGGAAACGCCTCTTCGAAAAAATTAAAGCCGGTGACAAAGGCGGCAAAGCCGGACAATGGTCTGCACGAAAAGCCCAAATGCTGGCGAAAGCCTACAAAGACCAAGGCGGAGGTTACAAATAATGGCCTTAAGAAAGCCACAAAAAAGCTTAAAAAAATGGACCAAAGAGGAGTGGGGCACAAAGTCTGGGAAGCCTAGCACCCAGGGGCCTAAAGCAACAGGTGAGCGATACCTACCCAAAAAGGCTCGTCAATCTTTAACAGCCGCAGAGTATGCAGCAACTTCTCAAAAGAAGCGGAAGGACACCAAGGCCGGTAAGCAACACTCAAAGCAACCTCCTAAGATTGCGGCTAAGACTGCCCGCTCACGCCGTGGTTAATTGCATCTAGTTCAACTTCAATCTTGTCGTGAAGGTCTTCAAAGTTCTCCATAACCTTAGAAAGAATGGTCTGTATCATCTTCTGGTCATAGGAATCTTTGAAGACCTTTACTACATCTTCCTGAGGCAGGCGCCTTAACTCTGACATCAAGGTGCCTGTATCATCAAAGAAGATTCTAAAGCCTATCAAATTACCCTCACGCAAGAGGCTCGACCTCTTCAATGTAGTTCAGCACCGTGAACAGTGCGTCTTTCCTATCCTTGGACTCAGTAATCAAATCTAGCTGAGCTTCAACGGCCTCATTAAATTTGTCATGGTCATGAAAGGCAAGTGGATTCTCAAGCATAATCTCAATGTTTAAGATATGCTTGTTGATATCTGCCTCATAATAATCCATAAGCGTATGGATAATTTCTTTACGACTAATCATGGCTGATTTCCTCAATTAATTTTTCTACCCGTTCCCTAGATGCTAACCCACATACGGGGCAAAAGTCAACTGGTTTTAGTGCTTGGCTGGTGATGGGGCCAGAGACCATCTTCCCTGAAGCCCCAAATTCCTTACAGACAACACCAAACCTGTTACATAAGTGGGAGATCTCAGGGTAATTCACAGGCACCACCCACACACGCTAGTTCCTGGGAACCTTCAGTAACATCAGACTCCTCAACAATATCCCAGTCCACAATCTTGGGTTGAAGCTTAAGCAGCTCGGTGTATTGGTCTTTATTGATTGCCTCGTAGGGCGCCTGCTGATAAGTATGATCACTATATGGCAGGAAGCTAACCCCAGACACTTCATCGAATCGGTTATACATCCAGTTACCAATGGTCAAGAATTCATCATCACGATAATAGACAGTGATCGACGGCTTGTGTTCACACCAATGTTTCTGATAAGTGTCCCAAATCTCAAGTTGCTCAACGCCCGTCTGGTCCGAAGCGAACACAGCATTCCCTGGAGCCTGCTTAGGGAATGAAAAGACCTTAGTGGTGGGGGACATAACATCCACCTCAGAAGGCACTCCAGCGGCTTCTAAGACTCCACACAGGGGATCTCGCATGTCGGCCCGCACCCGCCGAATGTAATGCTCAGCAAAGCGCCCATGAATCCCTGAAGCACTATCCACCAACTGGCTTACCGTACCGCTGGGCTTAACGCAGGTGATGGCTGCACTCTGATTTATACCTAACCTTTGGGACCAATCAGCGTTAATGTCTACGGCGTGTTGCTTAAGGCCTTCAAGAATCTCAGGCAAAGTCTTGCCGTCCATCTTGGCCTTCTTGCCGGACAGTACGGGATGATCAAGGATGCCAGTCAGGCTAACGCCCAGCAGCGCCTCCTCCTCTGTGTTGCGGCGCCAAATAGCTCGAAGGTATCGGAAGTCAGTCAGCGTTGCTTGGAGCGTACCAATGATGGTTGCAATTTCTACCTTATCAAGCAAGGTTTCGTAGGTATCGTTGGGCCGCACAACAACTTCGCTCAGGTTACAAAACTGGTTAGGGCGCAAGATAATCTCAGAGCATGGATTGGTTCCGAAGTCCCACTCAGGATCACGGCGCCCATTCTTGGCTGCTTGTTTCTGGCTAGCCACTCGACTGAACATACCACGCTCACCAGAGCGAGATTCATAAAGGCTGACCCATTCGTTCAGAAAGGCTTCGAAGTCAGGCTTCTCAGTGTAGCATGCGCTGTTGTTTGCAAGGCCACGATGGGGGTGAGTCTCCCACCAAGAGCCGTGCTTAGCCCGCCGAATGCGATCATCAGTCAAATTGCTTAGAGAAATTAGAGCAGAGCGGCGGACGCCACCAACCACAACGATCTGTGCAATCTTGCAACAAAGATCATGGCATTCAATGGAACTTAACTTGCGGCCTGCAGCATTCTTGAAGAGATCAACAGTAAATTTAAATAGATCAACAAGAGGCTCGGGGCCAGAGGCACGGCCACCAAAAGTCTTCAGCGGGGCGCCAGCGGGCCGCACACCAGATACATCCCAGGTTGGTACCTGTCCTGCATACAGCAACGTGACCAGTTCCCTGAAGGATTTAGCCCACCCAATCTTGCTATCAACCACATAGATAACAGTCTCAGTTGGGTGCATTTCTTCAGCAACCTCAGGCAGCTTCGTAATGTACTGGCGCTCTACCGAAAATCCTACGCCTGTTCCGCACATAAGGATATACATCATTTCATCAAAGGCACGAGGATGATCAATAGGAATGTAACTGCAGTTGAATCCCGCCACGTTGTCCCGATCCAGGGCCTTGCCTGCCGTCATGAGTGCCCGCATCGAAGGCATCACTTCAAGGTTTAGAATGGCGTCAGTGATCCGCTTAGCTTCGGCTTCATCAATCAGCCCTTTATCCTTGAAGTAATTACTATATCGATTTCCGGTTTCAGGCCAGCTTTCACGGCGCTGTTCTTCAGGAATATAACGAGCATAGCGGCTCTTGTGGATATACTGTTGGTAAACGTCCATCCCGTGTTGATCTTTCATTCGTCGTCCTCGTAGTAATCTTCTAAGTTTTTGTAGTGCTTCGTAACTTTTTTAGGCTTAGGTGCCGGTTGCTGCTTGTTCTTTTTCTTGCGTTGAAAGCGTTCAATTCGTTCTTGCTTCCGGTCGATCATTTCCACTCCTCAGGAAAACTAAATTCACTATACCACCTAAACCCTTTTGAATCCGCCCACTCAGCGTGGCTGCGTTTGGTACCGTCCTTGCGGCGCTTGGCCTGCGGCATGGGTGCATTAGGCTCAGCAAAAAGAAACACAAGTTCGTAGTTGTCGGGCAGAGCTTTGTCGATCCAAATATATTTACTGAACTCTGCACTGTCCCAGAAGCGGCCCTTAGCTTCAAGCAGAATAGTCTTACCATCAATCTCTTTGATGAAGTCAGGATGGTAAGTATGTTCAATAATATAATCGACTGTCTCTGAATGAAAGTCCCAAGTCCTCAACACCCCCTGGTGCAATTCATACTCAAAGTTTGAATCGTAGCCAGTAACTAAATCTTTCTCGACGGGGCGCTTTATGCGGGGCTTTCTTGAGCCATTACGAATCTTCAATGTATTCTCGCCTTTAATAATTCTAGTTGATTGTCTACCGCCTGCCGCAGCTTTAGCAGCGAATAGGAATCTATAGAATTGACGTCTAAGCCTGTTGATAATAATTGTGCCATTCCTATGATTATGACTTCAAGGGGGTAGTCATGGTCTTCAAGCTCTTGATACATCCTGTAATCCAAAGGACTCAACAGCCCTGTCCGGGTAAAGGGTGACAAGCTTCTTAAGCCGTTTGCGCATCCATTTCTCAGAGTAAGCACTCAAGCTTAGTTTACCTTGAAGGAACACATGGGTTTGATCGGGCATAAGTTCTTTATAGTTTTGAAGACTCACACCCTTTGCTTCTTCTTCGTTCAATAGACTCTTGATCCATAGTACAAGTAGATCAGCCACATGCCTATTGATCTTCTTCATCTTTTTTGAATTCATCGGTGATCTCTTCTACTCGCGGAGGACTAACAACGTCAGTTAGGTATACGGGGCCACTAGAATACTTGAAGACTCGTAGGCCCTGGCCTTCATTAGCATCCGCATTACATTCAAATTTATATGGACAGAAGACACAGTTCTTAGACAATTTCATGTTGCCTGATTTGCCATCTGCAATAGTAGGATAACAACGTACTGGCAACTCGTCAATACTTAATGCTTCTTTAATGCTATTAATTTTTTCAGTTACATTGGGTTTTTCTAGATCATCTGGCCGATAGAGACATAGCTCGCCGTTCTCTTTGTTGATAACCAAGAAGCCGCCAGCACTGGTTCCTTCTGAAGCCTCGTACCCTGCAAGCTGAGCGAGGTAACCAAAAGGATCGTCATCCAACAAGGTACCGTTTTTAAACTTAGTGAATGCAAACCGGGATGCAGTCTTAACATCCACAACCTCCCCATCAATCTTAGCATCCATGTGGCCGGTAATGTCTTCAACCGTTGCGTCTTTCTGTTGGTCAGAAACATTGTGGCCTGCGGCCCGTGCAAGCATCAACACGATCTCTTCAAGTAGATGGCCGTACAGGAACTTGATCTGGTCGTGAGGTTGCGGGACATGGTCTGTTGGTTCAGCGCGGCTATCGTACCACAACTGCCGTAGAGGCCGTCCAATGTTAGACATACGAAGCGTGAAAGACTTGTTACGCTCCGAAGGATTTGACCACTCAAGGATACTTTGCTTGATATTCTCCAGGGTTGTGTCCAGTTGTTCTTCATCAATACTTAACGGCTTCCCGTGAGAGAGGCCGTCAAGTACCGAATAGATGTCTTCAACAAGAGTATCTAGTTTTTTCATGCTACCTTCTGGTCAGCGTGGCGAACCACGTTAGCAATAATTGACCACGCCTGTAGGGGGCTGCACTTAAACCACTCACCACTGGATTCAAAGCGGGCGTGAAGGGCGTCGTGTGCAGCAATCTCAGCAGCCCTACGATCATTGGTATCAAACTTGTAGTTAAGAACGTAATCTCGGAAGGGGCTAGAGGTTTGGTAGTTCTTGAGGCGATCCTCGGCGTCTACGGCCATGCCCACCTTCACCCATCCTTCGAAGCTGGGGTTAGACATGATGTAGATTTGGCCCTGAGAAGTTCGACTGTAGTTTTTAAGAGCCGCAAAGGCAGCGTCCTCAAAGTCTTCATAGCGTCCGGGGCGATGAAGAGGGTGAGAGACTTTAACGTACTTACCGTCGATGAACATGCGCTTGCGATTCTTGCGGCGATGCGACGACAGGCGCCGACGCCCACCATCAGAACATCCGACATACCACCACTCCCCATCTTGAAAGACAATGTTCTTACCCTTTTTCATTGTATATCTCCATAAACTTTGGCATCAGGTGTCCAATGATTATAGCACACTCTTCAGCGATTTGCCTATGCTCTTTTTGAGTAGAGATATCAGATCGTACTTCGATGTAATGGAGCCAAGAGCGAACGGTTCCATGCATCATCAACACTGATTCGGTTAAGCCTTCGGGCAACACACTCCTTGCAACTTCCTTGGCGATACCATTCTTTGTTGCCCAGGCATAGGCCTCTGCCGCAGCCTTGCGAACATTAAGTTGATGGTGTTGCCAAGAAAGATCAAGGAAGTCATCTTCAACTTCTATACTATTCTGGCGGTTGTTAGGGTCTTGAAGCCGCACCTCGCGGTGAACGAAGTTCAAGTCCTGGGTTGGGTCCGCATACCGCTGCGAATATTCTTGGAAGCTGAAGCTTCGGTGCCGCAGTATCTGACGAGCAATATCCCTAGTAGTCTTGATCTCAATACCAACACTGGCCATTTCAAACGGCGACCAGTGCTTATGTTTCATCAAATACTTAATAAGCCTAGGAGCGGTTTTGCTGTTATTCTGGTTGCTTGGGTTGCTGACTCGGGCACAGTAGGCAACGAGGTCTTCGATGCTGCTTGCGGCCTCGTCGGGCCTAATGCTGTGGCAAATCAGTTTAGTGTGTTTCAGCCCAGTTGTTTCCAATCTTGTATTCTCCATCCAGATCGCACCGTAGT